TCAAAGCTCATTATCTAAATCGACACTTACTCCAGTAACAACGTTATGTTTAGGCCCTCCGAGACTAACAACATTAGCCAAGCGTATATTCACATCAGAAACACATAGCTTGTTTTCAGATTGCCATTTGCTCAACTCAATAGACATAACATCTTCAAGATGCCGTTCCAGTTCTTGCCGTTTAATTTCGATTTCTTCTAAAGTCAGCATACATGACATATCAATTCACCTTGTACCCAATGCTCACATTATACTGAATGAAATCAGCATCTTTACCCGCATAAATAGATTGGCCATTCAAACATTCTAAGTGTTCGATTGTGAAATATTCAAAATGAGCCAGCAATGCATCGCTTAGAACCGTTACGGCCTTCTCTCCAGTATGTAATCGGTCAAAGCATTGGATCATGATATTACCGGTACGGCGTGTACATGGCTTATCTGCAATGCCTGAGGTAAAACTCGGGCCACCTGCAATCGTTAAACGGCACCATACACCTTTTGTTGGAACAGTAAAGTCAGGTGCATTTGGATACTGAATCCGTTCTTGAGCAATACCCGTAAAGCTTTGCATGCGATCAATAATAGCTTGCCTTGTCTGCTCTAAAGTCATTGCCATTTTAGCCACCGTACTTTTGAGAAATAAAGTTAAACGTGAGGCCATAAATACCTTGTGGTGCTTGATCAGCCCAGCCGTTTTCTAAGCGCGGTCCATAAGCTTTATTGTTCTGGATATAAACCAAATTACCTAACTTAATCTTCATTGCCTGAATCGCTGCGTCGTTAATAGGGTTTGTTTCAGGTTCACGCACGCCGAAATCAGCAGATCCAACCGAAACAATATGTGAAGCACGGTATGCTCCAGTATCAACAGGACTTAAATTAACTAAGGATTGCACAGTATCCATAACAATATGCTTCACCTGGTCTTCTGCTGCTTTAGACACATCAAAACTAAATTCAGTTGGCTTTTTCCCCTTCCATCCCATCATTCACCTCGCTTTCTTCATACATTTTAAAAAGGTCTTGAGCGATCGCCTGAATTGAATAAGCTTCAAACTCAGAGCTCGGTTCTCGTTCACCCATGAGCTTTTTAATCTTTTGCCAGACATGAACAGCTTCATGTAAAAGCAATCCATAAACTTGAATTCGGTCTTTATCCGCCGTATCACCAATTTGGACGATTGCATATGCACCATCAGAAAAAGTACTAACTTGCGCATCCGCTCCCATATCCAAAAATTGATCGGCCTTATCCATATCTTCAAATAACAAATCCATGTGTAGTTGATTTCGAGCAAGCGTGTACTGCACATGTTGAAAAGGCGAGATATACCATTCAGGAACATAATCAGGATTAACCATTTTAGCCCCTACACTTTTCGAAGCTGACATTTCCAAATAGTATTAGCTGGATCCTGTTGAATATTAATTACCCGGAATGAGCCTAAGGCAGTTAACCATTCATCTTCAATTTTTGGAGTCATAGTTACTTCATTTTGAAGCACGGTTGCCTTTTTATCCGTGGCCAGTACTCCAAGTGTTTGGATCTCATATTGACTGTATGAGCCAAACAGAACGCCACGGCCAGAATAGTTTTCTTTAACTTCAACATAAGTTTCAGTTTTAGGATCCCAATTCGTTTTAGAGATCCGCTCACATGTAAAGGTATGAATGGCATCTGCTAAATCATCATTAAATGCTTCAGCAATGTCTGCCTGAATTTCGTCACGTAAGCCCATATCATGCCCTGTAAAGTGGTATGCCAAAGCCATTAAAACTTGCATTTGGATCTTTCAAATCAAGTGAATCAATAAAATCAATTGCTATCTGTTCAAAGCTAGAGATTGCTTCAGATCCGTCTTGAAATTCTTTTTCTGACTCAACAGAATCAGCCTTAACTTTCTTACGCTTCAACTGCTGCTCTTTGCCGTTATAAATTACTTTGGCCAGAATTCCTTTGATAATTTCACAAGCCGCGTCCTTAAGAAGTGGATCAATTGGATCTGGTACAAAACCAATTCTGTTTTTCATCCACACATTTGCCAGCTTCACCAGACGAGCCTTATCACTGTCTGGTGCAAAATCGCTGCCCAAAATTGAATTTGCGTCATCTACAGTAATAAAGCTCATTGCATTATTCCTTCGGGATTAATTTAAGAAGTTCTGCTTTTGTTGCAGACGGCTTGTAACCAATGTTTTTACTAGCCAAATACTCTTTTAATTGATCATTTGACCAGTTTTCAAAATCATTAGCTGCCGTTTCTGTAGCTGGGTTTTCTGCCGCTTTTCCAGCTTCCAATTCAGCAATACGTGCCTGCATTGCAGGAATATCATTTTTAAAAGCTTCAAATTCAGTTTTTATACCGACCACTTGAGCTTCAGCATCTTTGAGAGCTTTATCTGCTAAGACTGCTGCATCTTTTAATCGTGAATTTTCAGATAACAACTCTGACTGGTTACCACCGGCCTGCTCTAAGATGGCAATTTTCTGCTTAAGCTGAGTGTTTTCTTCAACTACCTTTTCACATTCAGCTTTTGCATCATCCATCACAGCTTGAAGTTCAGGGGTAATTCCCACTGCGACATTTACTGTGGCCAAAGTCGTTTTTTGTGGCACTTCCAACTTACGAACTTCAACTGGAACTTCCAAAGATTCATAATCCTTTTGAATCTTTGGATAATTACCGTAAATAATTACCTCTTTTGCTTTCAAATTTGGGTTTTCATAATAGTCAGGGTTAGCAATAATGCCTGTCTCTAATGCAGCCGCTGCTGCAATGCGTGTATAGATAATCTTCATGGCGCTTTTCTCTTAATAATAAAAAAGAGGGCTTATTAGCCCCCTTAGGTTTTAATTTTTAGGTTTTAACCAGTTGTCGCTGTACCCGATAAATCAAGTAAGGTACCTGCTGTCATTTTGTTGCTGGTTGCATATTTGATCCAGTTAGCGCTTGAACCAAGTAATGTAAGGTCAGGATTTTCACCTTTCGATGTATCCCAACTATAACCAAGAATATCTAAGTTAAATGCACCTTCAGCACGCATACCGATTGCTAAGTTTTCTTCATCATTGATGTCATAAGCTCGGAAGCCCGGTACTTGTGATTCAGTTACAGTGACAGCGCCATACTGCAAACCAAAAGCATCGTTATCACCTACAGCGTCCGTCACCAAGACCGGCTTTCCTAAGGTTCCCGGTAAACCACCGTAGATAACGATTTCAGATTCACCATAAATTTGCTTAGTGATTGCATCATCGACAATATCGAAATATGTATCTGAGTTCATCACCCATAAGCCAATGCGGCCAAACTTATCACCAAACTTTCGCATACCACGAGTCAATGCTTTGCGGCCATCAACAACGATACTACCTTTTGCAACCATGTCTGGATTGCTAGAAATAGCAGCTTTTAAAGAAGCTAAACTGTACTCTAATCGGCCTGCAACCAATGCATCTGCAAGATCGTAACCAACAACCATAGCAAATTCTTCTGGTGTACGAGCACGGCGCTTAAATGCCTCTTCAGTTGATGCATAAGGACCATATTTATATGGGACTTTTACGCCTACAGACTCACCAGAACCAATTTTCTCTGGAACTACTTTGGCGGTTGAATTCACATCACGATGTTTGATGCTACCGCCCACTTTGTAGAATGCTTCTTTATTGAAATCACCTTCAATGATCTCATTGCGATAAACAATTGCACCATTAGAGGCTTGGTTAAATACATTCAAATTATCTTGCAAACGCTCTAAATAAGCAGTTTGAGCCAATTGATTATAGATGATCATGTCTGAATTAACTGTCGTAGTCATAACTACTTATCTCCAAATATTTAATGATTAGTTCGGTAGTTTTAGGAAGGCATCATTGCCATGTTCTTTGATGTAATCTGCTTTCTGAGAAACAGACATTTCACTGCGTTTCATTCCAGTAGGTGCTCCACCTTTGCCCCCACCTTGAAAACCGCCACCAGTTCCTTTACCACCTTTAAGAATTAAGTCTTTATGCTGGTATCCACCAACCAATGACTCTAAAGCTTCATCAACATTTGCAAGTTCACCCGGGCGGACACGTGAATAAATCTTTTCGCCGTTCGGATCATATGCAACCACCTTGCCTTCTTCGATTTTGAAGTGATGACCAAAGGTTGCCTGAACCATGTCCACAGGTACTGCAATGTTGTCTTGAATGTACTTAGAACGAGCAAAACCCCCGCCGATAAGTTCTTTATGTAAAGAGGCTTCTAGAGCATCACGTTGCGCAACAATCGGGGCATATTTTTCCTCAACTGCTTTGATAGCTTCAGCTTTAACTTTCTCAACTTCACCGGCATCCACCAGCTTTTTATCATCGAGATTTTGGATTGTTTGTAATGCCTTTTTAGCTGCCGCTGGGTCTTCAATTCCTTCAAAAGCTTTTAATGCTTTTTCGGCTGCTTCTTTGGCTTCACGATGTGTTTTAGCTTCATTGTTTAAGCGTGCAATTGTTGCTACCGAGTGTGGTGCATCATGTGGCATTTCTTTGCCGTCATCATGAATATAGATCGGCTTATCACCGTCTACTTCCGCATAAACTTTACCGTCGATTGTTACTGTTTTAAGTTTCATTGGTCATCCAACCTATATATACAAAATGGGCATCCGCCCGGATTCGCCGTTAGCATCCGCTTTCGGCAGGCAATAAAAAAGCGCCCTTTAGGACGCTTCATTTCTATAAATGATTATTTACTTAAAGCTTGGCGTACAAATGCATCTTTTGCTTCAAGTAGCTTTCTTAATCCTGTGGATTTTTCAGGCCCGTCAGGAAGTTGCTCATCCATTTGCCGAGCTAAATCACCAATTGGCTTACTAACTTGCTGCAAATGTTCAGGTAAATGTTCATATTGGAAATATTGGATAATAGGGCTTGGCATTTTCTTCTCGCAAAAAAAGCACCCGAAGGTGCTATGGTTAAAAATTAAGTTCTATTTGATGAGTGCAATTGCTTTTAATCTTTCAAAAGTAAAACCATAAATTGCCATGGCTTGAAACCTTAATTTGAAGAAATGGCACCAGAATTCATTTTGTGCTCAGAATATATTGAGCATCTGACATATTGATTTGCTTTTCAGGCATTTGTAGTGCCTTTCGCTACGTTTCCTTTGCACTCCAAACCTTTTGTCTAGGTTCATCACCAACTAAGCGGATGCCTTGAGGACCACCTACATCAAATGTTGCCGTGATAGTCGCTGGACCCTCAAAAACACTACAATTCATTTTTACAGCGGTTAATCCAGCTAATGGAATACCTGTTTCCTCGTCACAAAGAGCAAGATGAGAAGATTTATCTGAAACTCTTTTAAGTACCAAATGTCTAACTTTTGATTCACTCATAAGCCAAACTCCATAAATGACAAAAGCGCCATTTGGGCGCTTATATAGGTGAAAATTGTGTCTTAAGTGAGTTTAGAATTACCTGTAATCGGCAATAATTACTCACAGTTAAATCCAGTTCCAACAAGGTCTTTTTTCAAATTTGAAACGAGATTTTGTTGTTCCTGCTGTTGTCCACTAAGATAATTTTTATCTAGAGTCTCTGCACCATCAATAGATTTATAAAGCTCTTTAGATTCCTCTAAATTGTCTTTTAAAAACGTGGTGAGGTTTAGTTTCGCCTGGGCAGCTCTACATAAATTATTTTTAGCTTCTAAACCTTGAGTAGCCTGTTTTACTTGACCAGTTGCAGGATCAAAAGAATATGCATTTGCCATTGCTGACTCCAAAGCTTCAGACAATCGATCATATTCTTTAAGATATTTTTGACTTGGTTCAGCTAAACAAGTGATGGAAATTAGGGTTAGACATACAAAAGCTATTGTTTTCATATTGTATAAATTCTGATGTTTTAAAAAATATAACATAAGAAAAATTACAGACCCAACTTTTTAAAAGCTTTTTCATCCAACTTTCTCAAATCATCTAAGCTATAGAAACGGCCTTCAGGATCAAAGAACTTATCAAAATCAAATTTCCCATCTTTATAGAGCTTAAAGCGCTTTGGCCCTAGCCACTCCCTTTGAAAGAAATCATCTGTTTTCTTAAAGAACTCTTTGAATGTGGTGTTTGCATCTAACTGTCCTATTAACTGGCTTCGCTCTTCTTTGGGGATGTCTTTAACTCTACGTTCGTCCATTACAAATGGCCGTTCGCCAACAAGTTGACCGTCCTTCTCGACCGGAACCAAGATACTGCGACAGTTAGGATGTAACGGCGGCACTCGCTTTGCCGGATCATTTATTTCCCACACTGAACCATCTAATGAAGCGCAAAGCTTAGAAGTTCGTCCATCTAAAACGCTAACAAATCGGACATATTCAAAGCCAATTTGGTTGAAGCTATTTAGATAGGCTTGATTAGCTACATGACTTCGCACAGTTCTTACCGTTCGCTCAATATCAGTTTTGGTACCATTTAAGATCCCATCTTCATAGTTAAGCCGTTTGGTACCACGAATACGCTGAACAATTTCTTGGTTAGTTTTGCCTGAATTAATACCATCTCGAATTGCATACTCAACCTTTTGACGGGCACTTTCAGCAATTCTTGAAAGCAGATCATCGACAAGAGCGCCACCTGCCAACGGAACTTTTTTAGCGGATAAGAATAGTTTTTCCCCATCAGGCTTATTAATTTTTGCTCCATAGAGCTTAGCTACGTAATTGGCCTCATAAACAGCCAGCGCCGTAGCAGAAACGGCAAAAGCTTCAGGTAATGCTAAATTAACACTGGCAAACCATTGGGCAATCAAATCCCTAATTTCCCTTAAATTTGAAGTTGTATATTTACCACCAGCTAAAGCAACTTTCTCCGACTCATTAAGCTCATCCAATAAATCCCGAAGCTTAGATAGCATCTTGCTCGTATCATCATTGAATAAAGCCAATAACTCATTTACCGTTTTTGATGAAGCACGATAAAGATAGGCCTGGTGCTGAGTGAGTACTTCAAATAGTTTTTTGATATCTGTTGCCATCTCACTCTACCTTTTGATTTAAAGTCCCATCTTGCTCTGCTTCAACATTCTGAAGCTCTTCTTCATATTTTTGTTTAGGGAACATACCTGTTTGGTTGTATTCCCACCATGATTTAAATGAAGATCGGCCTTGTAGAGCTGCTTCAAATAACTGTCGAGCTAACTCAGCTAAATAACCCTGTTTGTTAAATTCTTGACTGATTTCGAACATCAAATCATCTTTAGTTAGAACATCCACATTAGGCGTTACAAACTTAGCAGCCCATCGTAATGCTGCTGACAAGGCTTCATTCATATTAACGACACAGAGCGAAAGAACTGAATGCTGAACGGCGTCATCACTATTCGCTTCGGTAGCGGTCTTTTTACTTCCCGAGCCCTTCTCAATTAAACGCGCCCCCATCTCCTTCATTTTTTCCCACTTATCTTTCATCGCTTCCCGGGCAAGAGTATTAGGGTCGGCTTGTACAATTCCTAAACCACCATTTTCAGGTAAAGGCAAAAGTACTTTCGCTCCAATGTAGATGCCACGTTTCTTGGCTTGGTCATACCACTCCCAATTAACACCCTTCGCATAATATTGAGGTTGCCCCATATAAAAAACGGACTCTTGAAAGTCCGCACTGTCTCTGTAATGGGCTAAATTGAGATTAGCCAAAGGAAGTAATGGTGGCTTTTTAATCTCTTCTGAATTATCAATTGCACCTACAAATGTAAAAGGTATATAGGTCCAGAAATTCCCGTTGTAATCTGTTGGAAACTTCTTCTCTCCGCCAACCCAGTTACCCTTTTCACCCTTTGTGTACACCTGAACGGAATAAATATATTCCCCATTTCCCTCTTGCTCTAAACGAAGTACACGATATTGCTCTTGTTCGGTTTTACTAAATCCATCAGCACCGCGCTCAGACTTAAATTCACGTATAACCACTAAGCAAAGCTTTTTCTGGTTATCGATCATTACTGAATCCCAATTCACTACATCAAGGGCATTTAGTAAATGAATCATCGGATAGGCTTTTTGTGCTTTAAATTCCGCTAGATTACGAGCTGGCGGCACATCAGGATAATCTACATATAAAGCACAACGATAATGCTTCAATAAATGGCGAATTCCATTTTGAGCCAATTGATAAGTACTTAAACCAGCACCATTTGCATTACGTTCTAAATGAGCAAGTTCCGGAGGAAATTTAAAACTTGGATCGGTTGCAAAAGCTGCACCAACTAAACTATTTAATGTAGTCCCTGTTACTTCATAAAAGACTGCACGGGTAAGATAAGCCTCATAAGCGCTTTTATTTGCAGGTGATTTATCATGTGCATTTGGCATCGGCAAATATTTTTCACCTTTAGCCTTAACTGCATCTTCACCTTCACAAACATCATCAAGTTTTTGCCAGTATGGCAAGTTCTTAACATATTCAGCATGTTGAAAAGTTACATCACTCATCGAGCAAATCCCATATCAGCAAAGAAGGCTTCAAAACCTTCATGTAATTCATTAAACGCATCTGAAGCTGCATCCACTTGGTCGTCATGTGTGCCATTAGGAAAATGACGAAGCTCATCAATAAAATCCTTATTCCATTCACCTTTGAGCATTCGTACATTTCCTACGTTAACTTGGGCCGCAAATGGTTGTGCACGTGTAAGCTTGTCACCTGAAATTGGCTTAGCTATCACGCTATAACCCGCAAGAAGCTTCACAAATGAACTAGCTTGTGATTTACCAGCTTGACCGGGATCTTGTGGTAGACGCACAGAAACTTTTTTCCCATCTATTTTTGCTGTTTGTTCTAAGCGCTTATTCACATTGTCAGGTCCAAGCTGTCCTCTAGTTACATCGACAATGTAAGTAAAACCATCTGCGCCTAGAGCTTCTCGCACACCTACTGTAAAGTCGCCCTCATTTTCGGTAGCCCCAAAATCCCAAGCCCTAACTTGTTTCACTACATCCGCAGGCAAAGCATCAACAATTTGAATATTGTCGGGCTTAAAAAAACCGCCTGCTGGCGGTGATGGCATTTGTCGGTACTGCCCGGCAAATACATATGGTGCTGCTTGCTCCATTAGCCTCAATTTTTGGATATTGTGTTTTGCTGGCCACAGTGCGGATCCGTCTTCCTGAATAGCTGAAAGACATAGATGCTCCCACACTTCACCGTTACCACCAGCTACAGGAACGCCGTCTTTTCTATCACCTAGCAACCATCCAGCTAAATCATCTTCATGAAGTCGCTGCATAATCACAATGATCGGCGTATCTGGCGAGTTAGTACGCGATTCGAGTGTGTTCTGAAACCAATCAATTACCCCTTCTCGAATAGTTTTTGATGAAGCTTCATGTGCTTTATGTGGGTCATCAATAATAATGCAGCCACCAAAGCCTTTACGAAGTTTTCCTGCACCAAAACCAGTAATCGTACCGCCTGTACCTGTCGCATAGCAGACACCGCCTTGAGAAGTTCTCCAGAAGTCTTTAGCCTTACTATCATCACGCAATGTAAGCTCAGGAAAGACTTTTCTATACGCCTCTTCTTGTACAAGAGTTCGTATTTGGAAGGCATTATTTGCGGCAAGCATTGCCGAGTAACTGATATGAATAAACTCACAGTCTGGATTCTTACCAAAACACCAAGCCATGAAATTAATTACAGCAATTTCAGTTTTAGAATATCGTGGTGGAACGTTAATAATTAACCGCTTTATCTCTCCGCGATAAACTTTCATTAAAGCTTCGCAGATTTCTAAGTGGTGCCAATTTTGCATCCATTTATAACCACGGCGCTCCTTAAACATGTACCTTGTGAAGAAATATAAATCTTCTTGCGCCTCGATCCGGATGGCTTTATCCCGAGCCGCATCAGTACTCATCTAAGACTTCCCTCCGCGCTTTTAAGTAATCTTCCATTGGAACTGGAATTTCTGAATTAACTGTTTGGACTGGTCCGCCGTCTTTGCCTGTAATTTCTTGGCGATTAGTAAATTGACCACCAATGTCTTTAGCGGCTTGCTCAAGAATTTTTAAGGCTGTTTTGACGTTTCTAGTCTTCTCAAGTTGTCTTTGGTATTGCTTCAATCGGTAGTACTTATTAGCAATTGGAATATCAATTAAGCCTTTATCAAACTCATCTCTGGTTTTTTCAAATAGTTCGACATACTTTTTGCTTAAGTTCTTACCAGCAACCTTTGTAGGGTCATAAGTTGCAACTTGAACACGATCTATATCAACGCCAAACTCTTGTTTTACGAGTTCAGCCACTTCTTGAGGTGTATCACGACAAGCAAGAGACTGAACTATAAAGATTTTCACAGGCTCTTTTAGTGTCGCCATAACTTCCTCATCGTATAACTACGTATAACAAAATGGGCAAAAAAAAGAGCCATTAGGCTCAATTGATTACACAGTTGCCGCAGCATTTTGAAATATCAAGATTCGAAACAAACGGCGGATTTTTTGCGACTTCAATAAGTCGCTTAACATTTTTGCTTGGTCCATAACGTTTAACTACGCCAATAAACTCTTCAACGTCATGACCAGCAAGATAGTGCTTAGGAAGACCAGAACTATCGCTATAAACAATTTCTCCGTCCTCGTCTCTCATCACTCCAATGTGGTAAAGCTCATGTTCAAGTAAGTAACAGAACTCTGTATCGTTTGCACGCTCACAGAAAGAAGCGTCGACAGTTATTAAATAAGTAGGTACAAAACCAAACCAATCACGCATCTGTTGCTCTTGTCGAGCTTTACGCCAGCCACCAACATTGAACATGACTTTTTCGCACTGGCCTAACACCATAGCTTGCTTGCTTTTATATGCAGAAGAGGCCCACGCGAATGCTAAAAACTCGTCATTATCATGAAGCAGCTCAGCAATATGATCATGATCTGGATTATAAATAGGACCCCCAATAGTTAAGTAATTAGCCACAACCCATTTTTTTAAGTCCGGTGCTGGTGTTAGTCTAATTGCTTCCTCTTCTTCAGCTTGATCAATAAAATCAGTCGGTGGAAATGGTCTGATCTGCTCCATCTTCAATTCTCGCTAATTCACTTTTTATCCAGTTGATGACATATCCCGACAAAATAGAATCTGGATGAAAGCGCTCTATTTTGTAACCCATCTCTTCAGCATGATCATATCGATTAAGACTCCATGCTTTATTTGACAGCTTTCCACCACGCCCCCCAGACCAGGGACCACCCTCAATTTCAATGAGCAAACGCAATTTCACTATATGAAAATCAAAGCGCCAGTGTTTGGTATGGATCGGCTGAAACTTACTTTCAAATCCAATCGCCAAATCCTCAAGCTCTTCCTTAAGTGTTGCCTCAGCCTCGAGATATTTTTGCTTCGCCTTAGGCAATGGCCGGCTTTTAGGTTTAGTTTTAGGTTCTTTTTTCCGAGTAAGCCAAAAGTATTCTGTAGAATCCATTATTCTTACCCATAAAAAAAACCGCCCTTAGGCGGTGGCTAAACTCACAGGCAATATAGTATTACTTCTTAAAAGTTGCCTTATAAAGCTTTGAATTAAAGTAATCCGTAATTTCTTTACCTTCGTTTTGAATTTTTTCCTCATTTAAGGGTAAAAAATCTAATTCAAATTTCAAGCTCATATACTCTGGAATAAACTTCTTTATAGGCGGAGGTGGTTTAGGTCCACCTTCTGTAATTTTTTCGATTAATCCAGCTAACCATAAAATATACTCACCTTCTGAATTATGAGGAGGAATCAAACTAACATCTATTTTTACTTTACATTCATCTAATGGTCTACTAAACAATTCAACAAAATCAATAAAATTATATTTTAATTTAAATTCTGTTCCCTTAATTTCTCTGCGTATACATGTCATAAGTAAGTTCATATTTTCAATACAGTCATGTGAAAACAATTCCTCATCTTTAATTTTGTTATAAATATTTTCCGCAAACATGAGATACTGTGTCATTTCAGCAGCTCCTCATTTTTATAAAGTATTTTTCTTAAGGTAGTCCTATTATAACAATGTTGCAACAAGAAATTTTCCATTTTTAGTTTAAGAAAATTTTAAAAATTATAAAAACGATTATATTCAATAAATTAGTACAAATAAAAGCTATGGAAGTTTGATCTTTCTATTGAGCTTTAAAATGGATTATTGTGTTTAAATCATCAATTTAAAAAGCTTGCCTAGTAGGCAAGCTCCCCCTTTTTTTTGATATTTGCGCTGATCAATAAGGTTTAGTGTTACTTAAAGCAACACACTGATAATACTGAAATATTTAAAAATAAAAAAGCCCACCGATTGGCGAGCTCTTAAATTCATTCTGGCGATTACTTTACATTTCGCCCATTTTAGAAATCTTTATACTCAAGTGTATACCCAACTGTCAAGCGTAAGTTTCTTGACTATCAGGAAGTTCAAAACGGAATGATCGAGAAATACGCGTTCTAATTTCATTTTCCCATTCAGCAACGATTGATTCTCCAAACAGCTCAAATTTCTGATAACTCTTTATATAAGCTGTTTTGGTTGCATCAATGCCAGCAATATTCATTTTCTCTTTCAACGTATATGGTCGTTTTCCAGTACCATTACATTTTTCACAAAACCTTGCCCCATTTGGAAAGCCATTTAAACCAAATGTCTCAATTTTACCCAACCCTTGGCAGACTCCACACATAGCCTTAACAAAAACATGGCCACGCAAAATAATCTCAGCCATACCTTTTGCCAGATTAGTAAGATCACCTTGGGCATTAGTAGGGGTAAATTTTTTCTTTACCATTTCTTTATGAATCTCTACCGCTAATTTATTTCGCGCTCTGAAAAAATTACCTGATTTAATCTCACCACGAACAAACTCAACCTTGCCCGGAATATCTTCAATACGGCGTTCAGTTTGAAAATTAAAGTCATACTTACTGTAAAAAGTTTCAGTCTGTTTTTGTGCTGGGGTAATTATTGCGATTCGCTCAAAATCAACCTTTTCAATCAAGACAGTGGCCCAAAGCTTTGCAGCTGGCGATAACAGCGCTAATTCACCTAAAACTACATCTTTAGAAATTTTCTTACCTTCAGCTTTGCCTTGAGCAATAGCAAGGCGAAGTAACTCAATAAAATCAAACTTTTCAACCAACATAATCGCCTTCCTATTTACCCTTAATTAATAATTCAATTTGCTTTAATGCCATACCGGATTTCACTTGCTCTGTGCTGAACCGTAAAACTGTAAAACCCATCATTGCTGCGGAGTTGTATTTCTCCATATCCCCTAAATAGCCCTTACCTCTTGTGTGACGGCCTCCGCTCCAGATCCCGCCTTCTACCTCAATCAAAATCTTTGAACCCTTTATTAAAAAATCTGCTCTCCATTTGCGTTCAGGATGGAACTTATATTCCTGTTCAAATCCAATCTTGCATGCTCTTAAATGCGTTGCCAGAACCACTTCACCCACACTTGGTTGTCTGGCAACTTGCTTTGCTGAACGGCGCTTTTTATTTTTCTTTATGGGAAATAACTTGCGGTATTCAGCAATGCTGACTGATGACATCAAGCACCACCTTTGAGCACTTGCTCTATAGCTTTAAGGGTTCGAATCATTGCCATTTGTAGAAATTCATGATTGCCGCGCATGTCTTCTTCAACATACTGCAAAGCATATTGAGTCTCTTTTAATGCCCCATCTAAACGCTTTTGCAGCTCCTCCACTTTCGCTTGTTGTTCTTTTTGAATCTCCCAAGCCCACTTTCCAGATTTACCCTCAAACTCACTCATGGCTGGCTCCTTTTTCTGCATCACACATTTCACATTTATCTATATGCCCCCACCCATCATCTCGAATGAAGCCAAACCCCTTACAAGCCTTACATTTGACTTTCTTTTTCTCACCCACCAAGAAATATCGATCTTTCTGGTTGTAGGTAATATCAATAGAACCTGAGTAATAGCGCCTTAACGCCCCATCAATATGAAATTCGTGTGGACCTACACAAAACATCCACCCCGAATCCCCGCCGCACTTTGTAAACCATGTGAAATATGCTTCTCTCCATTTCACATAACGGCCAGACAGATGAGGAGTCAACAATTCAATTAAACGTGCTCTAAGCATCTCCATGCTTGCTGACATATCTCCATAGTGATATTCAAGATCGTAGCTATACTCGCCTGTGTTATATCTAGTTGGCATGAGATTCACCGCCTCCGTATATTGATTCGTGGTCGCGGATGGCTTGTTCAAATAAATCGAATTTAATGGCTTCTTTAGGTTTGCGCTGATTTCGCCCCAAAAGCTGTATTAATTTTTGATTTTCAGGATGTTGTATGAAATGAGTTGCTTTTTCATTTCTCAGTCTTTTTTGAAATGTGATTTTATTTGCGATAGCCAAACCACCGCAATTGTTAACCAAATCCAAAGACTCCACCAGACGTTTGAGGTCTTCAATTCCCACAGACATCGCTTCTGACCATTCTTGGTCTTGGTATTGACCTGTTGGTTCGTAATAAGACTTAGCCCAATCAGGTGATTCATCAATTATTTGTTTAACCTTTTTCAGTCCATGAACTTTGAAAAATTCAACTACATTGTTTTGTGCAGTAATTTCTTCCTCTTTTTTAAACAAAGCCTTTGCTTTATCTGTTGCAGTAAAGAATTTGCCAAAACGTGTTTTTTTACTGGTAATCCAGCCCGCATCTTCTAAAGCTTTTGCTATTCTTTGAGCTGTTCTAATGTGCAATCCAAATTCATATTGAATCTCCTTCACATTTAAAGGTTTTTCGCTTTCAGCAAAAACACGTAATGAGTTCAGCATTGTTTCAAATATTTCGGTATAACCTCTCATAGGTAAAATCCTCGCAATAGATGAACAATGACAGCAATCACAACAAACGAGGCCATAAGACCTAAACCGAATGAAAAACCTCGGTTCATCCATTCAATAATTGCAAAATTGTTGAATCTTCCTGTAAGCCATTTATAGAAAAATCTAACCGCAATATAGAAGGCAAATGAGGCAAGGAAAATTAAAAAGTATTGATCAAATTTCATTATTTATTCCTTAATGCACTTAATTTCATTGCAATGTTTGCAGTCATAAACGTCATACAAGTGATCTGATTCACGCTCATTGAATTCCCATTCATGGGCGCATGTCTTAACGCAATTTGGGCTTAATTCAATATCTTCCAGTGTTTCTAAAACTTGCGGTTTTTCATTATTCTGTTGCATGGCTCTAATACTCCGGCTTTGACGTTGGCGCTGTTTAATACGACGGTTCATACTTCTACTTCCAGAATATGCAGAGCCGTTTTAAGAATGTTCCAATCTAATACGGTGGCCTCTGACTGGCCTTCATAAATACGGCGCAACTGATACGCCGTTATTGCATAACCAGCTTTCGCTGCTAAAAAGTCCCATGATTGGCCGTAATCTTCGGCAAATGCTTGCAACATCTTTTGCTGAAGTTTTGCAAAGTTCAATTGTTTGATTTCTTTCTTGGCTTTTTCTTTCATTGGTTTTGTTAATAACAAACCTGTTGAACGAGCCCAAGCTATGCACTTTTCACATCGACAACCTAGTTTTCTATAAGCTGTATCTGCACCATGTTTAATACGAATCTGATTTTTTTCAGTTTTCTCAAACGGCTTAATTTCATTACCTTGAGCTTCCCAATCTGCGACTTCGGTAGCCAATGCTTCACGCATCTTTGATTTCAAAGAAACATTTGAATAAGACATTGAGTAATCGCGTTTTGCGTAATCTAACTTTGCGTTCATGCCTGACCACCTGTAGTACGTGCATCTGCCCAAACACATTCAACTTGAGTCAAGCCGCCGTGCTGGAATCGAGACCATAAACGGTCGCCCAAATCTGAAATAAGCCCATGAATCACTTTGCCCATACGGTCAGTTGTGTCATAGAGAGACATATTTGAAATCAACATAGTTGGTTTGCCAGCGTCATAGCGTGCATATAAAACTTTATGTACTAGCTCTTTTCGTTTATCGCGGTCATGCAACCCATATTCATCAACGATTAGCAGATCGTATTGAGAAAAATCATAAATAATGGACTTTTCTGACACATCTTTAGTGTCTTTATCCCACGACTGCATGATTCTTTGAGCAATTTCTTCGCTTGTGATGTATCTGGCTTTTTTACCGTTTTTTAGCAGTGTGCGTGCTGTTGCACATGCAAGATGGGTTTTACCAGTACCCGTCTTTCCAACCATAACGAGATTCCTGACCTTGTTTTTCATGATTAGGTCGGCGTATTCCACGCATTTGTTAAAAGCTACGGTTTGACCAGGCAACTCACATTTGTAGTTTGTAAAACCTGAATTTTTATGACGTTCAGGCAACATACCTGTAGACATATGTGTCTGAAATGCACGGCGCTTTACATCACGGTCATATTGTTCATTCTGTTGCTTTGTATATTCAGCCGCGCAAGCAGGACAGATTTCATGACCTCCCATACGGACTTTTTGCTGATTGTGCGTTTCACAAAAACTTTCCGCTTGCGGGAATTGATAATTAAATTTTGACATTGCGTTCATACGAAATTACCTCCCAATTTCACCGGTTGCACGTTTTCATCGTAATCAGGCTGTTGTTGATCAAATGCCTGATTTACGCTGCCACCTTGTGATTGAGTTGGATTTGCTGGTTTAGTTTGCTTAGCTTTTTGAGTTTCTTGTTTTTCAAACTTTTCAAATAACCATTGAGCGAACTTGCTGTGTTTCTGATTGTCTGTCAGATAACGATTCGTTTCGTGATGAGCATTAAAATTGCTCAAATGGAATTCGTAATCATCCATCAATAAGATTTCTTGAACACGCTGTGAGTATTTTGATTTTTGCAAAATAGTGCACAGGTGTTCGATGTTTGGTTTCCAAGAATCATCCGGCTCTTTAAAATTTTGCGCTGGCGCTTGAGAGAGAGATTTATCTTGTTCCTGCTCCTGTTCCTGTTCTTGGCTTACAAGGGGCTTTGAAGGGGCTAGATTTGATAGTGATAAAGTACCTTTTCCTTCACGTCTGTTTGTCATACAAAACGCAGTTGCATACTTCTCGTAAAAGCTTGACAAGAAAGGGTTTGCTGGCAATGAGTCATAATCTTTTTGAATGCCTTTGCACCGGTTATCTGTAGGTTTAAGGGACTCAGCAACTTGGAAGCGGGCCATTTCATGCACCCAAACCATTTCTGACACTTCGTCATAGCTGCAAAAACCTGCGTCACACGCCCATTTAAGCCCCTTTTTAGCCCCTTCTAAGCCCAATCCAGTTTCATGAGCTACATATAAAAGGGGCATGTAATATAGCCCAAGCATGTTTGCATGGGGACAGGTCATTAGGTACATAGCCACCACAATCGAATCGGGACATTCGCGTAGCTTTTTGCCTGTTGATCCGGTCCAAAAATGTGGAGAGACTTTCCCATAATCACGCATTGGTATTTATCTCCTTTGAAGGGGCTTTTGAGGGACTATCGAATTGATTTAAAAATGGATTATTAGCTCTTGCTATCGCTGCCATTGGTAAAGGTGAAACACTATTACCACACATGAAAACTTGGTCAGTTTTAGACAAAGGCTTGCCATCATGACCATGTTCGATAACGTAACTATCAGGAAAGCCTTGAGCTCTGAATAACTCACGTGGCTTCAACATTCGCATACGAATATCGACAATTACCCATGGCTCCCCCTTTATCCAAACAGTTACTAACGCTAAGCGGTCTTTTGTAGTTAAAGTGTCGAGAGGTGACTTAATATCTCTTGCATCCCCATTGCCATAGAAATTGATTAGGAATGTGGCGACACGTAAAGCATCATTTAAGTTTTCTTTACTTAAAACTGCTGAAACAAGTTGCTGCTGGCTACCCGTATTAGTAATAGTTGATAGAGGGTCATTAAGTGACCTTCCAACGGTCTCGCAGAAACCGCCATTTGCCTGCATCATGTAAGCTGCGACTAAACCGTGATGACCACCTTTAACTTGAGCGCAAATAGTTGTTAAAGGTTCTTTGATCGACCAATTACGTTGCTGTGATGCATTCGCAAATTCTGTAAAGAAAGGTGCGACTACTGGGCTGATCAAAGCACTATGTCCACCAAATGTAGAGGTAACCGTGGCTAATGGTTCATCTATTGAATGGCCTGTCGAGGTCCCAAAATCTCTACTAATAAAAGGCGTAGCAGATTCAACAAAGAAAGGCTCTTTTTCATCAAGAACAAACTTTTGTAGACCGCGTGCAATGCGTCTTAAAGTTGCATCTGCTAATGGCTTAGGTCGACCGAAAATTGATTTACCCAAATCAGTAAAATCAATAATTTCGGCTCCAGTACGCCAGAATGGTAGCTTTCTAGCACGTGTGATTAATCTCGAACGTTCCGTTTTACTTCTATGCGTTGGTTCCGGCCATACAATAGGTTGCCCATCACAACGAGCAATTAAGAAAAGACGCTCTCTAGTTGTCGGTGCGCCGTAATCAGCAGCTCTTAATAATTTCCATTCGACTACATACCCAAGCTTTTCAAGCTGTTTGACAAAGTGACGCCATGTTTTGCCTTTCAATTTTTGATTTGGTACTAAAAATTGGTTATTGCGTGGAACGACCTCACCCGGTTCCGCAACACGGTAACTTTTTTTACCTTTAATATTAATTCGATCTAATGTAACTACACGGCCAGTAGCTTTATCGCGTTTCGCAATTAGTGGGCACCAATTTAGAATTTGCTTAACATTTTCCAAACTAATGACATCAGGACGAACCTTGCCTGCTACTTTTAAAACTACCCAAGATAAATCACGGATTTCTTTTTTTCTTGGCTGCCCACCAGCAGCTTGTGAATGATGTGTGCAATCAGGGCTTGCATGAAACCATCCAACTTTATGACCTTCACAGATTTCAACCGGATCAACGGCGAAAACATCTTGCACATAATGTTTTGCATGAGGATGATTTGCTTCATGCATAGATAAAGCTTTTGGATTATGGTTTACAGCTGCGAAAACTGGTGCATTTAATCCAATTTCTAACCCTGTACTTGCTCCACCACCACCTGCGAAGAAATCAATAATTATCTTTTCACTGAAGTTAAGAGCAAATTGCGTTTTAAATGGTTTTGATGATTCAAGGTAAGGTGATTTCAAGGACTGATTCATGACTCACCACCTTGGATAACATTAAAGTCGATTACCCAAACCCACGGATTTTGTTTCCATGAATCTTTACCGTATATCCATTCCCATCTACGGCTAAAAGCGCGAACTGGACGTTCATACCACCCCATTTGAATTGCAGCTTCACTTTTTGAGTTATCGCATCCTTCTGCAATTGCATCGTTTTCTGAAATATCATTAAGACGTTCAACACGAATACCTGTTATTTCAAGAACTAATCTGCATGCCCAACGTGGCATATGAATTGAAGGTGACCAAACCCCTTCTTTGCCATCAAGAAGATCATATGCCCATGCAGCAAATGAATATTTTTCTAGACGAGGATCGTCGTAATTTATAAATCCTTCTTCATCCAGAAAACTTTCATTTTCTTCAACTCGGATTACTTTACTATCAGCCTTATAAGCTAAAGCGATTTCACCGTATAAATTTACTGGAGCCCATGTTTCACGAACCCAAATTCGGTCACCTACACGGCCAAACGGGCAGTTAATCTTCCACCACTTATAAGAAGGTATAGGCTGATTAGTAAATCCATATGTTGAGGTTGAAGATGAAAACCAGCAATGTCTTGTCATATTCTCAGGCGGCTGCTTTTTTAGAATACGCCGTGTCTGAGTTTTACGGCCTTCTAAAATGGCATTGACCATTTCAGAATTAAATAAAATTGGACGTTCTTTCATGACACCACCTCGCTTAATTTCTTAAACTCGGCAATGATTGAATCCACCATTGATTTGACGTAAATATATTTTGGATTTTCTTTATTTAGCGTGCTGTCAAATCCCCACCCTTCACCAAACAAGCTATCCATTGTTTCTTGTTTATCAGAATCTAAGTGTCGATACAGCTCACTTACTGTATGAAATTGTTCGCCCGACAAAGCATTATGAAGACTTCTTAAAGCATCTTTTGATAAAGAACTATTGCCATATTCCCGTGCAACCTTAATTTCTCCGTACTTTTCACGGTAAATAAGTTCAAGAATTGCATCACCATCTTCTATGAAAATTGACTCAGGAATTTGATTATTCTGATTGAATAATTTACCCATCAAATAGCCAGAGCTAGTTTTAGCAATAAACTCTTTAAAGGTATTTGTTCCGCAGTGGCTGAAGAAAGCAGTACCTATATAATCCTCAAATATCACAGTAATACGGCCACCGCATTTACTGTAGGTATTGTTAGGTTCAATATAGACAGTTGCCCAACCATTTTGATGTTTGCCGAGATTATTGAAAGTCAGGATTTCCATTTAAGAAACCTCCCTTTGTGCTTTTTTAGCCACTTTGAAGTGCTTTAAAACATCAATAGGGGTACGTTCTTTTGTCTGAATTTCAATTTCAGTTGCCAAACGAATATCGTTTTTGTGTACAAGATCACCTGTAGTCAACCAGTAATATTCATTTGGTTGAAAAGCATCAATCTGATAGATGCCAGTCAAGGGGCTGTGGTTTTTAAATACAACAAAATCACCCTCAGAAAACTGGCACTTAACATAGTCAGATTCAGGCGCTAAACCCAAATCAAACTCCCGTTTTTCTATGTCATGTATTAAGCAGGTCTTACATTGTTCGCCATTGAACTTAGTACATTTGTTTTCACAAGGATGTTGTGATAGATTACTTTCTGTATTCATTGTAATTTCCAAATTTAATGAAATACTTAAAAAGTCTGATTTGCCGATCAGGCTTTTTGCTTTTCTATATCTAGGTTTATAGGAATTCGGCTTTTAGCCATTTTTTGCAGGGCTTTATCAGCTGCGGTTACTAACTCAATAATTTTTTGAAAAATAGAATGCGTTTCCTCGTACTCTTGAAGAGTTACGATGTTGTCTTCCAAAACTTCAGCAATTTTTTGATTTGCAAGACCATTAGCGACATTGCTTTGTAGTAGTGCTTCCAGAATTGACAATTCATTATGTTTTTGACCATCACAATCAACCGGTACTAAGACGAAGCCCAATTGATGTGCCCATACTTTTACAAGTGATGGGTTTTGCGTGTAATTAAGGATAGCTTCCACCTTCTTTAAACTAGGCAAATGGTTTTCCATATTGGGATTTGCATAGTTGAGAACAGTTTTATGAGAGTCACCAAGCATGTCTGCAATTGCCGAAGGAGTTACTCCTGGTGATTGGTGGATCATCTTGTAAAGTGCCGTTTGGGCTTCCTGACTTAAATAAATTTCACTCATATGTGAATCCTTTAAAATTTTCACGTTTACGCACATTTATTCGCCGTGAATAATGTGTTTATGCAGTTCGCTTTTGTTTTGGAGTACGGCGCAAGTAATCAAAATCCGTATCAGGGCAGAGATCATCACAACGAACCTGACCCTTACTTTCGCGATCAATATTGATGGCTAAACTCGGATTACATGGGCGATACCCATACATGATTTGCTTTATTTGCCCAGTTGTCGTTTCGCAGGCTGCAGCAAAAGCCTTTTGCTGTTCTTCAGACAAAGAAGAGAAATACTGTTTTAAGGACGGTTTCTGCATTGCTAAAACTCGTTGCTAAAATCTAAATATAATTTAGCAGCAGCTAAAAGTTTTAGCAATATATAAATTCGCAGTTTTTTACCAAAAAAGTTACAATTTGCTAAATGGTTTTATAAATTATGTTGACTATGGAAATTAAAGAAATCCGACGAAAAAATTTTGTCTATATGGTCGACAAACTGTTGGCTGAAAATAGCTATAAGAACCAAAAAGAGATGGCTCAAGCAATGGGTTTGACCAATGGTTCTTATATTTCTCAACTTAAGAGTGGAGAAAGATTTATTGATGATTCAAAGGCCAGAAGTCTTGAAGAATTCTTCAAGTTAAAACCATATGCTTTTGATGTACCGATGGGCGAACCAGTACTTCAAGACGGAGTTATGGAAAATGGTATTTTAAGACCAAGTGCTAACCATATCAGCAATTTAGGTAATGAATATTTAGCAGAATCTATTGATCCGTCTGACTTTGTTCTAGTTCCCCAATTTGATGTAAAAGGAGCTTGTGGCTTAGGTTATACAAACGAAAATGAATTAATTAAAGGTGGCTTAGTATTTCGCGAGTCATGGTTACGTAGTAAGGGCATTTCACCTAAATTTGGTTGTTCTGCCGTGATGGGTGGAGATGGCGATAGTATGTCCCCTACCATTGAAAGTAATAATATTCTTTTAGCCAATGTTACTGTTAAGACATATGAGCAAGTTATTACTGGCAATGTTTATGCATTTATTGCAAACAATGAATTACGTATCAAACGTCTATTCAAGAACTTGAAAGACGGCGGATTAAGAATTGTAAGTGATAATCCTAATAAAGATTTATATCCAGATGAATTCTTGACTAAAGAAGAATTGAATAATATTCAGATAGTTGCGCACCTTGCTTGGAGAGGTGGTGACATATAGAAACAAAATAAATAAATTTACAGCCTGCTAAAAATGCAGGCTTTTTTTATATCTAAATTTTATAATAAATCAATAGTTTGCTAAATGAGTGTAAAATAATTTAGCAAAACGTATTGCTAAAACTTTTAGCTACTGCTAAATTTTACCTCGTAAACAACAAAAAACCCTGCAAGGCGACCAAACACATGCAGAGCTTTCCATTAACGAGGTTGATTATGAAACAAAAAACTATTCAGAGTCAAACGACTCCTATTCTCTACCGCCCACCTACACCTGAGGAGCAAAGAGTTCCTCGCTTGGCTCGTATTAAAGCAAATGCAATAGCTTTTGCAAAAATGATTGGCTTTGCTTTTTTAGGTTTTTCTTTCTGGTTCGTTTGCGGTGCTGTGGCTGCAAAAATCGCGGCAAAGTACGCTACAGGAGCTTAAAAGATGCCTAATTACGTTACTAATAAAGTTGAAATTACTTCGACTAATGCTGCTGAAGCTTTGGCATTCATCAAAGGCGATGATAGTGCATTTGACTTCAACAAAATTATTCCTATGCCAGAGTCTCTCGATATTGAATCTGGTTCACTTACTGATTTTGCCCTTGCCTATGCATTAACAAATGGTGAGAAGAAAAACTATAGTAATGAGCAAATAGAAAAATACTTTGAAGACGGTTTTTTTGATCCGAAAAGTGAAATTGCCCGTAGAGATTTAGAACGTGCGCATCAATATGTTGGTGATTCTCAAGAATCGCGAGAAAAACTTTTAGAACTCGGTCAAAAAGTTATTTCTAACGTAGACACCTATGGTCACAAAACTTGGTATAGCTGGCGCACAGAAAACTGGGGAACGAAGTGGAATGCTTATGAAGTTACCACCACTGAAAATTCTATTGAATTTGATACAGCATGGGATAGCCCAACACCAGTTTTAGAAAAATGGATTGAGCAATTCAAACTTACGTGCACAGTTAAAGCCTTCGATGAAGGTTATAACTTTTGGTTTATCAAAGAATACAAAGATGGTGCTCTTCATAGTGAACGGTATAAATCACCTGAAGACCGTGATGCTTTAGCGGTAGAGCTAAAAGGCTACTCATCGGATGAAGAGAGTGATGAAGAATGACAATTGCTCAGCCTCTAGAAAATGAAGTTTCCAGCTTGCCAGTTGAATTTTTTAATTCAAACCGTAGCAATGCTTATCAAGTTGCTCTCGATAAATTTGAAAAGCCATTGCTCAATGCAGTGTTAATTCAAACACGCGGTAATCAAACAGAAGCTGCTGAAGTTCTTGGTATTAACCGTGGAACATTACGCAAGAAGCTTAAACACCACAAGATATTGAAATAGCAGTTATTGGAGTTAATAACATGACAGCTAAAAAGACTTCATTTTGCCAAACGCTTGGCAACTTGCAACACGGCGACACCATAGACCAGCTTGATGACCTTCTAACTGAAGCACTTCAAGCGTCAAATGATACGGGAAAAGTTTCAAAAGTAACCGTTACTTTGACGATTAAGCCAAATGGTCGTGGAACATTCAAAATTATGGATGATGTGAAATCCACATTACCTAAGTTTGATAAAGAACCTACGGTTCTTTTCACTGACGGTGATCAGCAATTAGTACGTGAAGATCCACGTCAACAAAAATTGAAACTTGAACAAGTTTCAGAGTCTGGTCCAGTTGAATTGAAATCAATTCCTGCTGATAAAAAACAATCTTTTAAACCCCTTAATTAATACAGGTGTCACATGACTGAACTTAACCATAATATTGAAACCGCATATAACTTAGGCATGCAAAGCCTAAAACAAGCGCCAAAAGTTCTCGATGCTATCCCATTTGTTGTGATACCTGAAGGAGGTAAAGTTCATAAGTTTGATGAGGTTCTTGATCGTCCTCTAAACTTGCAGCAATCAGTAAATTTACATACCGCTAAAGATTTAATTTCTTATGTAAATCGCTTTGCAGATAATAACTCTGTAATTTTTGTGGATGTTATGGCCGGTAAAGTGAAGGCTATTCTTGATTACCATGAAGCTGTTTCAGTTGGTGGATATAACAGTAATGCCTTACAACGAAATTGTGCTCATGTAGCATACTTCACTGTAGATAAAACAACTGAATTTAAAAAAATTGAAAATTCTTCAGGTCAAAAATTCTTACAGCAAGACTTTGCTTTGTTCCTTGAAGACATCATGCCTTATATTGCTGAACCTGTTGCCACTGAACTATACGAAATTGTTCAAACATTATCAGCGAATACCAAAATTGATTTTAAATCAGGTGTTCGTACAAATAACGGCGAAGTTACTTTGACCTATAACGAAACGATTGAAGCAACAGCAGGTCGTGAAGGTAAATTAACTATTCCTGAAAACATTAAATTCGGTATTCAAATTCACCGTGGTGGCGAACATTATGCCCTTCCAGCACGTTTCCGTTATCGCATTACAAACGGCACTATCACTTTCTGGTATGACTTAGATCAATTAGAAAAAGCTATCGAAAAATCAATGGCAGACACCATCGAATATCTTCGCAACGGTAAACAAGAAGTTCAAGTTGTCGATGACCAAGAAGTAATTACTGAACTTCCTGGTGTTAATCCGGCTGTCACTATTTTGGAAGGAACTGCTTCTTAAGGTTTTTACGTGCACTAACAAGGATGTTTGCTTGGCTGTAAGCAAGGTGGATCAGCCTGTAACTATTTAGACGCTGTAGAAATAGTGAAGATAGCCTCCCTATCATCCGTTGAGCCTACTCAACGTGAAGTAGTAACTAGGAAGTGTAAGCGTTAGGCGTATTAGTTTCCATGATGGGCTCCCCACCATCCGCCGATTCGGGGATTCGTAAATTAAATAGGATTAGTAAATGAAATTATTATATTTAATTTTCAGTGTACTGATCATCATAGGCTGTTCTAAAGAAGCTGAAGCAAAAAACTCTACGGCAGGAGTTAAAGCTTCAACAACGCGTTCTTTCAACGGCATGAAAACAAACAGTACTCGTTCATATAGCAAAAAAAGCTATGTAACTGAGAAAGCTAAACAGGCACGCAAGTCAAAGTCTGTATTAAGTGGAACCGAATATGTGTATTACCCGCTTGGCGCTTGTAAGCGATGGGTCACATTTAATTTTAATGGTTACCGCTGTATAGACCGAGATTAATAAGTAATTTGGAAATCACAATGAATACAGTTAACAATGCATTTGTAGACTACGTCACAAGTGGCGCGTTCAATTTGAACTTGAGCCGCCGTCAAATAGATTGCTTGAAATTTTATGCTTGCCATGAGCAATTTATTTTCACTCCTTCGCGCAGCAGTCAGGTCCTTGTAGAAAAGGGACTTATTGAACCTGTTCCTCAAGAAGAAGCTCACGACAAAATTTATGGTTGTATGCGTATTACCGAGGAAGGAAAACTTGTCTGGGAATTAATTAAACGTGCTGGTCTTGCAGTTGAATTACCACCATCTGTGTTTATCTCTGCTCCTACAGTTGATTTTAAAGTTCAATTAAAGGAGCCAATTCATGGATAACTACAAAATCAATATCAAAAATGGGTTAGACATCTCTAAGGTTACTGTTGCTCTTAATGATCTTGGTTATGTACTTGGGAATTTGCCAAAAGATGACATCCATGTGATCTACGCAATGGCAGATAAAACCGTAAGATATGTGACATATGACGATGGATATGACTATCACGGCATTGAAGCAAAAGATTTAACTATTGATCAGCTTCAAGAACTTGTTGTGTTGAACCGGGATGACGTCAAGGACGCTAATTACCTCGACAATGACGGTAAAGCATTATTCATAACAAGTGATAATGTTATGTATTACTGGGGTGGCGAGGGGTGGCTTAAGTCAGCTTATAACGGAACTAGCGCTTATGAGAACTACCTTAAAAACTGTGTCAAACCAATCAATGAACCTATAGTACGTGAATTCCTAGACCCCACTCGTGGCTATTTATACATAGCTTTGGCTGAGCATGAAGTTAAAGAAAAGATGCTTGGTCATGAGAATTGGATTGCAATTCCAAAGGGTGCTGAAGACTATCGTAGTAATAACAAATTCTACAAAGATAGTGGAGTTCAATTTTATTCATATGCAGGTGAATGGCTTTTATCAGAACAATCAGGTCGTCATCAAATTTTATGGCAACGCACTACCCAAACATCTGCTTTACTGGGTAGTTTGCAGGCTTTTACCGCATGGTTGAATGGTTATGAGGTTGAGTTTCTTTATAACGATCAAGCCACCTTAATTGATGCTGACACACCTTTGGATATTTTTTTAACCTCACATGGTTTTCGACTAAAGCAAAAGACCAAAAAAATTGAGCTTGAAATACCAAGACCATTTAAACCCCAAAAAGGTGAAAAATATTGGTTTATATCTCCATTTCATGGCACTGGCTATGACTATCACACATACGCAGATGATCTGGTAGATAAGTTACATATTCAGTATGGAGCCTATCGCACCGAAGAAGAAATGAAGCAAGTCGTTGCAGCTTGGCGTAACAGTATCAAGGAGCTAAACAATGCAGAATAAATCCTTAAATCAACAAAGCAAAAACAAAGGCCAAGCAAAACTTAATAATGAGTTAATTGGTAAGTTTGCAATTGTTCGCTCTAAATATTCGAACTGCATTATTGTGCCTAAATTACTCAAAATCGATGAGGTAAAAAGAGGCTTTTATTCTTGTACCGATGTTGAAAATGGCAATTCAATTTTGATTGCACCTGAACGATTAATTGGAACCATTGATTCTGCTGATCAATTGAAACAATTGAAAAACTTAAATAATAAATTCCAACATTTGCACAAACTTTCTAAAGCTCAGTTATTCGCAATCAAATCTGAACTAATAGAAAGTGTGAAATCGGGGGATGCAGCATGAATAAAGAAAAACTATGGGCAGTCAATATTCCAGAAGAACCAGATTCAGTACTTCTCCACCCTGTTCCTACACAAAAAATTGGGAAGCAGCTTGTTTATCGTCTTAAAAAAGAAGCATTGCAGGCTTTCCCTAAAGTTGGTCAATCCATTGCGGATGCGATTTCTTTTGAGGAATGGCAAGGCAGCAAAGAAGATCATGAAAAATATCTTCAAGAAAACAATAACTGGTGGTTAGAGACAACTTTTCTTGGAGAGGGCTAATGGTTGATTTAAAAAAGGAAAGTGAAGCTTTTCTAAATACCTTCCAATATTACAAAGGAAGAAGAGACATTATTTTTAGTCATGAGCATGAATTGTTTATGACTAGATCAAACAATCCTTCTGAAATTGCTCAGAAAGAAATAAGCAACATGAATAGTCGCTGGGATGCTTGGCTTAAATGCGCCAAGCTAAGAGATGAACAGCTTGAAGATTCCAAAACTCAAGCTGTGACAGGGACTCACACACATAGTATCACTTTAACTTGTGCTGATTTAAAAGAAGCTTTTGATTTCGGTGCGCCAGACGGTGAAAAAGATCAATTCCAGATGGAAACCGAAATGACAATTAAATGGCTCGAAGATGGTTATGACGGATCAGGGTACTACTGTTGGTATGCAGATTTACCTGAGGAAGGTTGTATCAAATTAGGCAAAAGCGAATCGGGAGCAGAGGGATGAGTACAAAAGTTTTAGACCCTTGTTGCGGTTCCCGTATGTTTCATTTTGATCGTAGCAATCCAAACGTGACTTTTGGGGATATACGTAAAGAATCACATATTTTATGTGATGGGCGTTCACTTGAAATCAGTCCAGATATCGAAATGGATTTCAGAAATATGCCTTTTAAAGATGAAACTTTTCATGCTGTGGTGTTTGACCCACCTCATTTGGTTCGTGCGGGCGATAAAAGTTGGCTTGCTTTGAAGTATGGGAAATTGGGTGAAAATTGGAAAGATGATTTGGCCAAAGGTTTCTCAGAGTGTTTTCGTGTACTTAAACCTAACGGAATGTTGATTTTTAAATGGAATGAAACACAGATTAAAGTTAGTGAAATTCTAGCTTTAACAGATCAAAAACCACTATTCGGACATCCGAGCGGTAAACGTGCCAATACACATTGGATTGGTTTTATGAAGATTGGGGACGCTAAGGGATGAATTATCAAATTCAGCCATACGAAGCGAAACCTTAATATTTAATGCCATACGATTGGAGGAAATATGTCTAACAACATTAAACACATTAAACTCTCAATCTTCGCTAAAAATTATTTTGATGAGGAGTCGCGCCCATGCCGAGCAACTTTGGTAAGTCATATTGAACGTGGCTGGTTAAGTGGCATTAAACGCGGCACCCATTGGTTTGTGCAATGTACAACTTGGGGTGAGCCAATCTTTTACAGTTGTGAAACCCCAAAGATTGATCTACAGACACCGCCAATCACAGGGAATGCTATCGCCGATAGAATTTTAGCTGAGATATAACATCATGACACCACGTCCACGGGGAAAAGGGAGTTTAGACCTCCCTCCCCATGTTGAAACAGATAAAAAGGCCAATGGCACAATTTACTTTCGTTATGTACTACCAAATGGGCAGCGCAAGTCACTGGGTAAAGATCGTAATGAAGCAATTGTTGCAGCCATGGCTTTAAATGCAGCACTGAAAAGACACCCAGACATAGTTGCAAAAATACTTGAAGTGAATCGAAAAGTTGAAAATAAAATTCCAACTTTTGAAAATGGCCTTAAAGAATTTCTTGAATTGCGTTTATCAGAGAAAACTTATGCCGAATCAACACTGGAAATTATTAATGCCAATTGCGACAAGTACATTGAAAAATGGGGTCAGCTCAGTTGCTCTGAAATGACTTTAAATATGTTAGCAACCTTTTTAAAAGAACAAACACCTTATCAGGCAGAAAAACATCGCTCTTTACTGATCGATATTTTTAAGTATTTTGTGGCAAATGGATGGATAGCTGAAAATATTGCTGAGAAAACTCTTAAACCGATACGGCCTAAGAAGATTCGTCAACGCCTAAGTAATGAAATGCTTGCACAGATTTATGCAGTTTGCCCTTATTGGTTGCAACTCGCCATTGACCTAGCATTACACTCAATCCAGCGCCGTGGTGATTTGGTGATGCTATTACGCACGGCGGTAAATGTGAAAGAAAACACGTTCACAGTGTTACAGCATAAATCTCTAAATTATGATAAGCCGGTCTATATTGAAGTTGATATGCACCCGGAACTTGCCGAGACAGTAGTTAAATGTATTGCCAATTCATTTCGTTTGAATTGTCCACATCTAATTGCTACTCGTCCAGAACGCATTACTGAACATAATCGTATTGCAAAACCGCACCCTTATGCAGTAACGGAGGATCACTTAACAAAGCAATTTCAGAAATACCGTGATTTGTCTGGCGCTTGTGACCATTTGGAACCAAGACAACGACCATCATTTCATGATCTGCGTGCGCTTGGTATTTTCAATATTACCGAGAAATATGGAAAATCATATGCCCAAGCATTGGCGGGACATGCAACTGAAAAAATGACAGATCACTACTTGCAAGGCCATGAAGAACCGAAGCCAGTTAGGGTGACTTATAGATAA